TAATTGTCCTCACTTTCTTGAGTAGTCCACATTTAAGCCATGCGTTGGCATATATAAAAAAGAGCCCTTTTAAAAGGCTCTAATTTACGTCTATCTCCTCTAGCCAAGAGGCGCTTAAATTTGTTGCATCTTTTTTGTTACGAGCGTATGCCGCCCGCCTCATAGCGTTTAACTTATCTTTTTGCGTGTTGCCGTCTGCGTTTTTATACATCTCCTCATAGTCGCTCGGATTGTATCCGCTATAAGTCGTGCCCGGTTCGGTTTTCGTTGCATACGCACAATCACAATTAGCGTGTATGTGGTCAACGTGTCCGACAAGCTCTGCGAGTGCTCTTTGCCAACCCGCCGATGCTTTCATTAAGCAATACGGGCAAGTATCGCCCATCGGTATCCACGCAAAGTAGATTTTATCCCTCGATGCGTTTTTCATCGTAGTATCTTGTCCCGCTAACTTAACAAGACGATATACCGCCGCCGCACATACCACGTCCGAGGTCTTTATCGTGCCGTTGACGGCTTTTCCTACCTCGTTGTATGTTGCGGTAGGTGCGGGCTCTGCAGGCTCTAATTCTGCCCCCTCGAGCTCCGCAACGGCATCATACATCTGGCACGCATAAGCCGCCGCCGCTTCTCCGTATTTGGTAGAGACCCCATAAGCAAAATCAATCAAAGATTGTCTGCCCTCTTTTGACTCGACATCATGCGTGGCGATGTATGTTAGCATCTTTTGTCTTGCGGTTTCCGATATTGTCGAGAGATTTTCTGTATATTTTTTCCAAGCCTCTCGATTTATTGTCATTACTCAATCCCCATCTCATTAAGTGTCGCAAGTCCACGCACTTTCTGTTCTTCTGCCTTAATACGAGCAATCTCGGCATTATCAAAGCCAAGCATAGCAAGAAAAGTGTCTGTGCTTGCAAATTCAGGGCGAGTGCTTGCGATCTTTATCGCTGCATCTGCCGTCTGTGCAATACTCGGCATTGCAGGGTTTTTAAAGTGCGCCATTACGCTGCGCTCCTCATCGCTTAACTCTGCAATCGAGGTTTTATTTACGATAGCGAGTGCCATAAGAGCAATCGTGCGGAGTGCATCGCCATTGCCGATGTTTAACTGCCCTGCCGTAGCAATGAGCGTTGCGGTTTGTGCCGTTACCGCCTCTGCGCTTGTAGGGTTTGCATTGTTAACAACTCCCGTGTCTGTTACTGCCAAGCCCGAAGCCGCACTAAACTGTGTCGCAAGTATACGCATCATCTCAACGTGCGGAGCGATGTTGCCCTGTGTTAACTGTCCGAAAGTCGGTTTTTCTCCCGTCTCCGGGTTCGTGGTTGCTGCTATGATCGAGCCGACATACTGTTTAAATTTATTATTTATAAGCGTGTCATACATATCGTCACTAATGCCGAGTATGTATTTTTGCGGTGTAGTGCTAAATTCAAGACCGATCGTTGCGTTGGCAACTGTCCTGACATAACCATCGATAAGATTACGGATCGGCTCTTTAATCCTTGAACGCCCAAAAGGTTTGTTGCTTGTTGCGTTCCATATCATGGGCTCCATGAGAGGTCTGCCCATATTGTGTCTATACGGGATACCAATCCAACCACCGCCCTCGTTAACACGTCTTAAAACCCAGATAGCATCGTCCGTGTAATAGTTTATGAGAGACGGTGCCCAAGTCGGTTCCTCGCTTTCATCGGGCACGCTATCCACGATAGCAAAGCCACAAGAGATACGCCCCTTGTCTCCGTCCCATAATGCGGCAGCAGTTTTGGGAGAATGAAAACGGATCTTGCACCCGATCGCATCATCTGCGCTTAATGTCGCAAACGTGCAACCATATTTAAGCTCATCACGACAAGCCTTGATATATTCAGCGATTAAGTTATTATCGAGCGTGATCCTGTCGAGCGTGTCTACATTCTCGCCGTCTGTGCTGACAAAGCCATCAAACATCGAACGAGCTGCAAGCACGTCAACTGTCTTGGCGCCCCAAGCGCAACCAATATTAAGATTTTTTACTCCGTCCGGCAAAGCAATACCAAGATTGACCGAACCTACGGAGATTTTGCCCTCATAATATTTGTCTTTCGTGTAATTCTTCGATAAGTGGTAGTTGTAGACTTGTAAAAGCTCTTGCAACTGTGCCCACTCTTTTGCGGGTAAACCCGCCACCGCTGAAATGTTAACGCTCGTCATTTTTTACCTCTACCCGATCCGCATGACTTTAGACGGATCTCTTTTGCTTGTTTTCGCTCCCCATAAAGCAAGAGCGCAAGCCTCGATCGGGATCGAATTTTCTCCACCGAAGCCCCAACCGCCCGCAATCTTGCGTTTGGTCGAAGTAACTGCGCTCTCTCTTAACTGTTCTTGTTTTTCGTACCAATTTACGGAGTGCTCGTTTAAGCCGTCCATAAGCATCGATACACTCGCTATAACATCATTAGTCCTCGGACGGATCACAGAGCCTTTAACACGCCATGTGTTGGCGATCTTGTCAACAAGCACGTCAACTCCGTTGCGCCCGTCTATTACAACACAACACGCTTGCTTGTATCGCATATTTAACCAATCGGCAAGCCATTGCAAGCCGTAGCCTGTCGGCTTGTAGTCGATTAGCGATATCCTTGCGTGCTCGTTTGCATCTATAACACAACCACAAAGGGCAACCATCGCACCATCGGCACTAAACTTGATGCCGTATGCGGTCTTGCCCTCTGGTTTAAGTTCGTTTGATTTGTTACTGTCCCAAATATCTGTCGGGATTGCGTATTCTTCGTGGGCGATTATTTCGGGAGCCCACCACCCTAAACGCTCACGAGCGAACATATCGGGAGCCATCTGCTCACATTCGCCCTCAATCGTTGAGAGTAATATTCTACGACCAAGAGCGGGATTAGTTGCCGCCCATCGCTCCGGGTTTTTAACGTCTCCGATCTCTTTAACCGAAAACTCAAACCAAGCAGCCTTTGACGTTTTTCCACTCAAGGCATTAGACCTGATTGTCTTAAATGTGATCCCTTGTTCTTCGGGCGGTGTGCCGACATAAATCGTTTGTGGGTTTAAGCTCGCAGAGATTGCGGGGATAAAAGATGCTTGCTCCGAGTCGGTAAGCTCTTGCGCCTCGTCAAATATCAACAAGTCGCCGTGCTGACCTCGTCCGCCGTTCCTCGTCCTCGCTAAAAACTTAACCCTTGCACCGCTCTTTAGAATTATCTGCTCACGTCCTAAAGCCGTTTTTATATCCTTGACATAGGGTTTTAATTTCGGCGTATCAAAAAAGGCAGCCATCTCCTCAAAAGTTTCGGTTGCCGTTTTCTGCAAATGCGCCGTATATATAACTTGTTCGTTATAGAGCATCATTCCTGCTTCTGCTCTACCCGCAACAAGTCCCGTTTTTCCATTCTGTCGTGGCACGCTTCCACCACAAGTCTTGCATATCCATTTATGACCGCTATCCATTGCTAACCAATCGTCAATGACATCGGCTTGCCAAGGGTCAAGGATCATGCCGCCGATCGCTAATATCTTGCGTGCGTCAGCTCCGTCTGTGTGTTCATAATCAGGACATACTCTTTCGGACGGCTCCTGCGTCCCCATTATCTTCTCGGCGTGCGAGTATGTCGGCGATTTCGTCTTGCGTGCTGCCATTTTCTTCGATTTCCCCTATCTCCCGGATTGTGTCCCGGTACTGTTTAGCAAGAGCCGCATAGGTTCGGCTATTTGCTTTGCTCATCATTCCGAGCAGGTCGCTCTCAAGTTGTTTTAACTTTTCAAGTCTTGTCATAAGTTCCAATCAATACCAAATCTGTTGATTATGTACTTAAAGTCCTCTATATCGTGCGGCACGATGTTGTATATCTCCTCGTTGCCGTCTTTCTCGATACCGACATGCAAGAGCTCGTGATAAAGCAATATTTTTAACTGTTCATCATTAAGGCTCTCTGCGTTCGGTTCAAATATCGTGATTACAAAATCAAAAGGCACCGACCATCTCCACTTTTGCGGAACCTTTTCACATTCCCCAAAAACGATGCGCCCTTGGTTCGTTTTCGCCCGATCGCTTGCCAAATATCCGATTGATACTTCACTTGCTTTGATATATGCAAGCTCGTTTTCGCTTTGGATCAAATCTGCTGCGATCTCTGCGTATTCTTCGCTTAATTCCCTTTTTTCTGCCACTTGAAAAACTCCTTGTGTGTAAATCGGCGCT